AGTTAATAGTTCCAACAATACCTGAATTTTGTCCCCTTACTCTTGTTCCTTTGCCATCATTATTTGATATAATATTGTTTAAATAGACAGACACATCAATGCCAAGATGTGAACTATTAACTTTACAAGAAAAATATGATGCATCATACTCAATACCACCTGGTATGACCATCGAACCTTCTTTAAAAATATGTTTTCCAAAGGATTCAACTTGATTTTGAAGTATTGATTGTAGTCCAGTTAGTTCTCTTGCTTGAACTGGATGACCTGGTCGAAATAAAATCTTATAAAAATTTTTCGCCTTATCAAAATCATCATAATAAGGATTTATATTTAAATTAGTCTTTTGTGGCATTGTTAGAATTCGAGTATGATTTTAATGTCTTCCTTTTGACGAGAGTTTCTCACGATTTCAGGTCTATTGTCTAAGTAGACTATTTCTCCTGACCCTTTATTTATCTCAGATTCAGATAACCCTGCGTTGAAATTAACTCCTAAATTTATTAATTTGTTACCAGTAGGATTATCTGTTCCTTTTGAGAATGATGTATCAATTGAACCCGAAAAACCAGAAGTCTTCGCTTCAACATCATTTGCTGTATTAGATGACTCAAACTGATATATTCTACCAGTCGTGGAAATTCCAGTATAATCTGTATGATCATACGTTGTTTTATTAAAATGTAGGGAACGATCTCTGAAATATTTCATAACCTTCGTTTCCTTATCATAAGACGCTACAAAACCAGTTGCAACTTTACCAGCATTAGGAGAAACAGTTAAAACTTGACTTATTTCTTCACCAATCTGTGGTGTTGTTGTATTACTGATCGTTGAAAACTTAAATGCTTGTAATGATGAGAATGTAGTATCAGTGTAAACAATACTTGTTCCAACTTTAGTAGGATTCTTTACAACCCCAACTTGTGCAAATTTTGTATCAATAGGAAAATCTTTAGTTGAATCATCAAATCTAGCATAGATTATAACTTTATCAGTTCCTAATTCAGAATAAACATCAGAACCATGTCCTAAACCAGGTGGAATAATTGGAATCAATTTTGCTCTACCTGCTGAACTTACATTACTATTAAGAGTTCCTAAGTCAACAAGTCCGTAAGAGTAACCTTTTCCACCAGCACTAACTGTAACATCAGTTATTTTACCGTTTACAACATCAATTCTTGCCTTTGCACCTGTTCCATCACCAATTATATCAACTTCTTGACCTAATCCATTTGCATATCCAGTTCCAGCATTTTCAATATAAACGTGTTTGATTTGATTTAAGTTAACATCAGAATTGCCATTTTCTCTGACTGCTCTTATCTGTGAATCGGTGCTTGTAGACCAATCATTTGGTACAGTTATATACTCAGTAGAATCAAATTTAATGATATCACTAGGTGATACTGTAAATAGATACTTCCAAACATAACCATCACCACTATTACCTGCCTTTGATGGTTCTAAATCTGTAAAAGTAGGTTCGTCCTGAGATATATTTCCTAAAATATTTGTTCCAGAGGAACCATTATCAATACAAACATAGACCTTAAAGTCAGAATTTAACACATAGTAATTTGCATCATATAATCTATTTGCTTGTGTTAATGGACTTTGATTTGTTGCACTATAATCATCTCTATAAATTTCATATCTTGATCCTGAAGTCCAGTCTACTCTCCTTATAATTCTTCTTATATTTGCTGATGATATCTTTTTACCAAACATCATTGTGTCACCAGAGTGAGCACGATATGAAAAACTATCAGTGGGTGCAGGTGTACGACTGCTAGTATTCCAATCAGATGTTCTACCATATCCAGCAAGAGTTGGTGCTCCTGTAGGATTAGATAGTCCTATAAAAACATAGTAAGAATTATTTGTATTTTCGACTGATTCTACAAAATTATTTGCGTTCAGAATTCTAAACTGATCAGTAACTATTGCTGGCATCGAATCTTAACTTTTCTTTTTATTTATAAGGGGTTCCATAATCAAAGTCCAAATACTCTTATCGCCCCAGTTGATCTTAAACCTCTAACTGATGTAGTAACGTAATTTTTACGTTGAATGGTTGGGAAGGTAGAAAGACCAGCATCAACAGTAAGTCCAGTTACTCCAATTGATATTGGGTTAGATGAACGAACTAAATTAGCACCATATAATCGTCCCCAAGTAAATTGACCAAGAGATGTTGTCATACCCGCTTGACCTGTTGAGTGGAATCCTACTGTGTTTATGCCAGATATGGATGATGCACTATTTGTGTGTACATCACAAATAATTTCACCCATCGCTGCGTTTGTGCTATTCGTCTTGACGATATAAATGTTATCAACAAATGTAGTTCCAATACCAACAGTTGATGCATTTACACCATTAATTGAAGTTAGTCCATTACCAACCTTTGTACCTGTTACTAATATTGGATAACCAGGTTGTAATAAGTTTGCACTTGCATTTACTACAACACCACTTGCATTTTCTTGAACAGCATTATAGAAGAATTTAATTGCTGGACCACCACCAGATCTTGTTGTTTGCTGAATTCCAGTGATAATACCAGTAAATCCTTGTACATTTTCAATTGTATTAATCTTTTCAGTCTGGAATGATGGAAATTCTATGATAGTTTGTGGTGGATTTGTGAACGTATAACCAGTACCTGCATTTGTAATTGTCGTAGATGTAACTGAACCATTAGTTACTACAGCAGTAGCAGTAGCAGTTGTACCAACACCAACTGGATCAGCAAACTTGATAGCAATGTTTCCTGAATATCCTGAACCCGCAGTTCCTATTGTTAATGCTGTAATTGAACCAAGACCAGAAACTGTAGCAGTTACAGCTGCACCAACACCAATATTTCCAGAGGTTATTAATGCATCAACTTTTCCATCACCACTTTGACTATATCTTTCCTTCTCAAAATGGAAAGAAGTTGCATCATCAACAAATATTCCATCATTTGTCCCAGTGCCTTTTCCACTTGTTACTGATAAATCACCAATAATCTTAGAAGTTGGGTAAATTTGAGGTTCGATAGTTGATCTTGTCTTATCAATAACTTCGCCATTTAGAATAATATCTACCTTTTGCTTTTCCCATCTAACTGGTTTATTATTAGTTTCATCTACACCTAATCCAGTATAGATATCAGTCTCAACTAAATCAGCACCTAATATTTGCTTGACTATTCTATTACTCTCTTGTGATGTTGTAATTCCAGATACTTCACTCTTAAGGACTCTAAACTGATCACCCTTTTTAACAGTTTCTTGAATATCACCAATAATTACATCAACTCCATCCTGACCCTTATAGAAGAATATATCTACTTTATCACCAGAATCTGGTGGTTCTGTGAATGTAAATGTTGATCCACCCTCAAATTGATATGATTCTTTTGGTTTCTGTAAAACACCATTAATGAATATTAAGAGAACAGCATCTAAATCAATTAACTGTGATGATGCGTTTGATAAGTCTTTCTCAAAACTTAGTATCTGACCATTGAAGAATAGTGGGAATCTAACCTTCTCCCCATCCTGAAGATTAGCGATACTATCAATAAAGTCAATTTCACCAAACTGCCATGCAGAGAATTTATCTCTGAATATTTCAAGAACTTCTAACTCAAACTCTTGAATAGGTGCAGATAAATGTGAAGCAGTCACTAATCCAACAGGTCTAAACTTATCACCAACCTTGAAAGAATGACCAGGTCTAGTAATACTAAACTTGTTTATCTCGAACAATGTTGAACCAATACCAACTGATGTTCTTGATGCACCAACTTCTATATTGAGTAATAAATTAGAACCTGTATCAGTTGTTGCTCCAATACCTAATCTTGATACTCCCTCAACAGGAAGATTTTCATATGTTGGTTCGGGTATTATAAGTGCTGGATTAACGTAACTTGTACCAGCAGAAACAATGTTAAATGCTAGTGTTCCACCTACACCAACAGTAGCAGAGATATTTGCACCTGTTCCACCTCCACCACCTTGTCCAACAAAAATAGTGATTGTATCAGTTGTGGTTTCTCTAATTGCTGTTTGTATACCTGCAACTGGATCTCCGTTTGGATTACTTGTAATTGAAAGTCCTCTAGGATATGGATGATTACCAAAGAATCCATCTTTAGAGCATTTGAATACTAATCCACCTGTATCAATACCAACAGTATCACTAGTTGTTAGACCGTGACTTGGAATAGTTAATGTTAGAAGACCACTATGTGACTCATAATCTGCATCAGTAGCTGTGAATGCATTTGCACCTGAAGCAGCAAAACTACCTTTACGGATTGAACCGATACCAGAACTTACAAATCTATGAACATAAGCGATATCAGTAACACCTATTGCTACAGTACCACCACGATATCCTGAACCAAATGTATTATCTGCAAAGTACTCAAACGCATGACCACCACCCTGATAAGTATGTGGAATTGTACTTGCTCCTGCTTGTACCTCAAATGTTCTTTCAGAAACTATACCAACGAGGAATAATGGTCTATCGTGATCTTGGAATATTGTTGTTGTAACTCCAACATATCCACCACCACCAATTGTTTTGACTGAATTAGCGACTGCAGAAACAAATGTATGAACATACTGATCACTTGGTGCAGATGCACCAACATTAACTTGGAACGTATTTGTAGTTACGTTACTTACTGTGAGATACTGTCCTGATGCAGGGTCAGTAGGACGAGGATATGAATGATTTGTTGCATTACTATCTTTAGAGCAAGTAAATGTAATTGCATTATCATCAATTACTACTGCATCACCATTTACTAATCCATGATTTGCTATCGTTAATACTAATTCACCGTTTGCTGGATTATATGTTGCATTTGTAGGAGTTCCAACAACAGTCTTAGGACATCTAAATTCTAATCCCTTTAATTGAACAGTATTTGGGAATCCAAGTGAGAAACCATGAACTTTATCAGTGGTAACAGTTATAATACCTGTAATATTATCATATGCTGCTGTAGTGATTCCATAATTTACACCTGAAGTAGTTGCAATACCAACAACACTTGTAATTGCACCAGCAGAGTTCTTGAACAATGATGCTTTTGCACCAACTAATGGAGCGTAACCAAGACCAGGTGTTGAACCTAGAGATACGATTAAACCACCTCTTGGAACCTGATTTTGGTTTATATCAGATTCTGACACAATGAATTGACCATTTTCAGAGGTAATACCAGTAAATTGAACAGTCGATATACCTGCAGTGGTATCGGATATGAACTCATAATTATGTCCTTCATTATTAGTTGTTAGTGGTGTTTGGAATATACCATTAATAAAGAGAACACCATTACCAGTGCTAATACCAGCAGATGTGTTAGCACCTCCGACTGTTAATGAATATGTTTTTCCAAT